CCCGTCCCCGTACCCGTCCCCGTACCCGGACCCGGACCCGTCCCCGTACCCGTACCCGTCCCCGTACCCGTACCCGTCCCCGTACCCGTCCCTGACGAAATCAGGGACAGAGCCGGTAAGGATTACCGCGACCACGGGGCACCGTTCCAGGCCGTCGCTGCTACCTCGGTAACTTCGGCCACGCAGGTAATGTCGCGCAGTTCGATGTCCACCGCCGGCCCGATCCTGCAGGACTTCGACGGGCCATCCGAGGCAAGGCCCAGGAAGCCCTTCACATCGCTCGACCAATAGATGCAGTTGCGCGCGGCGCGGAGTGCGATGACCGCGCCATCAGTTTGGGTCGCATAACCGAAGAACACGCCCCGATGCAAGGTCGTCACTAGTACGGCGCGCTCTCGCTTATTGCAGTGGGGATGATTGGTCACGCTATTGTCTCCGCCCCTGAGTCCCCGAGGCGCGGGCTGTTGCTGTCCCGATTAAGGTACGTCCTCGCCTTCCCGATGTCAATGCCCAAGCGTGCCGTTGACGGAACATTTTTTTGGCCGTATTGTCCGCAGCCATGGCAAAGAAATCGCAGACCGATTGGGAAATCTTCAAGGCCGAGGTCGAGTCGTTCATCGCCCGCACACCCGGCATGAGCGCGCGCCGGCTCGGCAAGGAAGCCGTCAACAAGACGGAGTTCGTATTCAACATGCGGCGCGGCGCCGAGTCGCTCCCCAGCACGGTTGTGCGCGTGCGCGATTGGATGCGCGCCTACGACGATAGAGAGTCGGCGGCATGAGCGATTCGTGCGGCACCTGTCGGTTCCATCAACGTGATTCATCCGTGCGCGGTTACCAGTACAACGGCCGCTGCACCAACCAGGCGTCACCACGCTACAAGGTGGTGACGGACATACAGGGGTATTGCGATGGCTTTGAAACGACGCTGGAGGAATGGCACGATAGTGCCGATCGCGCGCAGGATCGAACGCGCCGGGGCATCGTTCTTAGCCGTCACCAAGCCGGCGTGTTCGATCAGATTGAAGCCGGCGCAGAGATTGTTAAGACGATCCTCCCGGTTGTGCGCGAGGAGATGTCGCGGGAGATCGAGTACCGGCTGAGCACGGGCCGGAAGATTTCGCCGGTCTGTTTCGCGGCCCTCCAAAAAAGCGGTTTGATAACGCCGCTTGGCGACGGCCTGTCCGCTGGCGAGTCGCAGACATACGTGATTGCGCGCATGGACGAGGCCATGAAGTCATGATGGTTAAGACCATCGCCGCGCCCGATGCGCGGCGACTCATCAAGCGGCCGAAGCCAAGCAAATATAAGAATCGGCGATGCAAGGAGGACGGATTTTCGTTCGACAGCGAGGCCGAGTGGCGGCGGTATCGGGAACTCAAGCTGCTCCTAAAGGGCAAGAGAATCGACAACCTGCGCATTCACTCGCGCTATCCGTTCGTCGTCAACGGCATCAAGGTCGGCGAGTACGAAGCTGACTTTTCCTATACCGAAAAAGGGGCCGAAGTAGCGGAAGATTGCAAGGGATGCGCTACGACATTGTTCAAGCTCAAGGCCAAGCTGTTCCGCGCGTTGTATCCGGACCACGAGCTGCGGATCATTCCGGCATGAAATCCCAGGAGCGCCACCGCGAGCGGAATGATGAGATCGCGGCGCTGTGGATCGCGAAGCATCGGGCCTCGGCCATCGCCTGGAAGTTCGGTATCTCGCGGGATGCGGTGCTCGGCGTCGTCGGCCGGCGTGGGCTGCTGCGCACGCAGGAGCGGAGCGGCAAGCACGCTGTCGTGAATGGCGGCGGGGCGGCGCTGGAACGGCTGGCGCGCGGCCAATGCCGCTACCCGCTCGGCAAGGCGATGGACGCCGTGCGGACGTTCTGTGGATTGCCGGTATTTCTCGACAAGCCGTATTGCCTGGCGCATTGCCGACTCTGCTATCCGGCTATAGGTGGCCATGTCCAGCCCGAGTGATGATTTGGGGCGCGTCACGGTGACAGACAGAGTTGTGAGCGAGCGCGTCATGACGGACGGCGAGATCGCAGACTATATCGCGGGAGTGCGGAAATGGAAGACGCTGCCGACGGATTACGACGCCGTTACGGAGGACATTATGCGGCGGCTGCTGACCGGCGAGTTGACGATTCCAGCGCCCGACTCTGGTTCGACCGAGAAGCCTTGAGGCCAGCCGGGCCGCGCATCGGCCGCGGCCATCGATGGACCAAATCCGATCTCTGCGTGTTGCTGATTCTCCATGCCGACAGGAAGCGAAACCGCGAGATCGCACGGGCGCTCGGGCGGCCGTTGGCTTCGATCGTGTTGAAGGTCCATGAGTTGAACTGCCGGGCCAACGAATGGCGGGCGGTCGATTCGCGGGCCAATTACAGCGAAGCATTGCGGGCGTTGCGGAACTTGTAACAGGATTTTGATTTAGATAGATTGGCCGTGGCGGCCTGATCCTCCGCCAGATTCGGCCACGCGCGGCGGGATATCGCTCTCTCCCTGAGGCGATCCCGCCCGCTGTAATCATCAGGGAGTTGTCAATGGCTATCTCGTATTCCGAATCGTGGTCCCGTCTGCTCGCGACGTTGGATTTCGTCGAGAAGCTCGGCGATTCGGACATCCCATCGTGTGCCGGCTGTCTGAGCTATTGGGAAGATCCGCGAGTCGAGCCGCGCGCTTGGGGCTACTGCCGTCGCTGGGCACCAGCCACGACCGGGGAGAATGTGCAGCCTTACGACGCACAGAGCATTGACTACAACTGGTACTGCGGCGAATTTCATCCGGGGCCGCACAAGACGGTGATAGTGCAGCGGCTCAAATGGCGGCAGGAGCTTGAACAGGCGAGGGACAGCGCCAAGGTCGCCTAATCATGCGCTTCGCATACGCCGACCCTCCATATGTCGGGCAAGCGCGCAAACTCTACGGCTGCGATGAGGTCGACCATGCTGCGTTGATTCAGCGGCTCGATTCGGAGTACGCCGCGTGGGCTTTGTCAGCGTCGAGTCCGTCCCTTCGCTACCTTCTCCCGCTATGTCCCGAAGACGTGCGGATATTCGCGTGGGTCAAGCCGTTCGCGATCTTCAAGCCGAACGTCCGCGTTGCCTATGCTTGGGAACCGATCATCGTCCGGGGCTGGCGCAAGGGCGACCGCACCATGCCAACGGTGCGGGATTGGTGTGCCGAGAACATAACACTCAAGCGCGGCCTATGTGGCGTGAAGCCGGAGAAAGTTTGTCATTGGCTGTTCGATGCGATTGGCATCGAAGCTGGCGACGAGTTCACGGATTTATTCATTGGATCGGGTGCCGTCACGATCGCTTGGCATAGCTATCGCGCGCTCAAGGGTTGGGACTGACCGTGGCGTTCGGCGACAAGCCGACAAGGCCGCTCGCCTCTAAATCGGCGTCGCGGACGTTTGAGGCGAATCTGCGGCTCAACGCGGCGCGCTACAAGGGGAACGGTTATTCGACGGTTCCGCTGCCGACGCGGCGGGCGGACGACATCGCGGGAACGAAGTATGCGCCGATCCGGTGGGCAATTCCGAATTTCGTGCCGGAGGGCGTATCACTTCTCGCGGGGCCTAAAAGCCGAGGCAAGAGCTTCATCGTCCTGGATTGGGCACTGGCGGTGGCGCGTGGCGGCTCGGCCCTTGGCTGCGTTCCCTGCGAGCCTGGGGACGTGCTCTACTTGGCGCTTGAGGACTCGGAGCGCCGGATAGCCGATCGGATGCGCGCCATTTTGCAGGGCGCGCCGGCCCCGCACGGGCTGGAAATAGCCACCGAATGGGCGACGCTCGACCAGGGCGGGATGGATAGAATCGAGGGTTGGATAGCCTCGCGCGAGAATCCGCGTCTGGTTATCGTTGACGTACTGGCCAAGGTGAAGGGCGCGCAGGACCGCGCCAAGGGCGTCTACGACCAGGATTATGCGACGATCACGCCGTTCCACAAGCTGGCCCGCGACAACGGCTTGCCGATGCTGCTGGTGCATCACACGAATAAGGGCGCGGCCGAGGACCCGGTGATGCGGATCAGCGGCACGATGGGACTGTCAGGCGCCGCCGACACGACGCTCGTACTGGAGCGTGCGGCAGGGTCCCTGACGGGCGAGCTGCATATCCGCGGGAGGGACGTTGCCGAGCGCTCGGTGGCGCTCCAATTCGATCCGGATACCGGATGCGTCACCCTGTTGGGGCCGGCCGAGGATTTCAGGAAGTCGGAAGCCCGCCTGGACATCATAAAAGTACTAAAAGCGAACATTGAACCCATGACGCCAGTGGAAATCGCGGCGGCGATTGGAAAGAACCGTAGTTCAATCAGATGGTTGCTTGGACAGATGCACAGGAAGGATGAGATTTCGCGACTCGGGAACGGCAAGTACTATCTTGTTGGCGGTGGTTATCAATGATAAATCAATGTGTTAATCAAAATCTGTTGGGGGTGTTGGGGGCTGTTGGGGGGTGTTGGTATATACATACCCCAACACACCAACAGGCCAACAGCTCCCCCTACAGCGAGTCTTACCTTTCTAGACCTGAATCGACAACCAGCGCCTACCTACGGGCGCGGGGCTGGTGTCAGACGAATGCGAACACAGCCAACCGGGCGCGTTCGCGGAGCGCCACCTGCTGTGCCCGATGATATCCGGCCGGCGCGCGCTGTCATGACTGTCCGGCCTTGGTGATGGCGGCGCGGGCCGTTTTGCAACGGGACGCCAAAGTCTCAAACGGCGAGCGGCTGCCTTCGGGGAAAGTGAAGCCGGTGATCTGACCGGCAAACTCCTCAAGCCCCTTCAGCGCCGTCAGCAGCTCCGCATTGACCGCGCGCAGGCGGTCGCACTCGGCCGCAGTCTCCGGAGCGGCGGCCCACAGCGCGGCGTTCGCCATCTTCTCCTCGGCCGGTCCCCAGCAACAGCCGATCTTCCGGCCGCCCGCATCGATGATGTATTGATGAAAGCCCGTGCCCCCGCCGCCGATAACCTCGATCGGCCTAAGCGGCCCCGGCGTGTGTTGTGCAGTCATGGTGTGCGCTCCTATGCCCGAGAGAGGTGGTTGAAGCCGCCAATCGTGCGATACTGCACGAAGAAACGCCAAGCAGCGAGAAGCTCAAGCCGGCGGTATTGGGAAGCAGTCATCATCGCCTCCATCATGTTCATGACCTCATGAAGTGCCCAGTAAGGGACGGATGCAAGTCACGAATTGTTACAGCCGCGTTCGTGTTCTCACTGCCAACCGCGTTTAAAGCCCGTACAGCGCGTTCCCGCACCTACCCCTGCCAAGCAGTCTTCCGTGCCGACTTGCACACCACGGGGCCGGAAACGAAGGATGGACAGGCGTCTCGAGGCGATTTAGAATGCGACATGGCACTCGTTGAAGGCGATGATGAACCGAAGGAAAAACGGTTCAGTCGCGGCGATCACCATTCAATCCAAATTCGGAAGGGCTTGCAGGCTAGACGTTTAGCATGGAAGCATGTCAGGCCGGCAATTGATCGATTGGCCAAGGCATTGACCAGCGAGAGCGATGCGGTGGCCGTAACTGCCGCGAATTCCCTGCTGGATCGGGCACTTGGCAAGGTCGCCAACGCACCGGACGATGCCCGCGCCATGGCCGACGCCGTCCTCCAAGTCCTCACCGGCGTCACTCGCTCGCCGGGCATGCCGGCAATCGAGCATATGACGGACGTGACGCCGCGCGATGTTTCACGTGAAACATCGACTGTATCGAATGCAGTCTCGACTGTATCTAACTCGGGACATGCTGCGAACTCATCGGTGCAGCATTCCAGCTCTGATGCCGATGTGGATGCAGATGACGTACCAAGCTGTTGATGGCCTCGATCGGAAACGGCTGTTACCCCGGCGCGACCATGGGGTAACAAACACGGTTCATAGCGCCACAGGAATGACAGTTTTCCGCCATAGTCGCAGTCCAGAGCAACCGCTACACAGGCGGTTGCCAGCGCGGCTGGCTGGCCCTCCGACCACCCCGGCACCCCATCGGGCGGGTCCCCATCCGGCCGGGGTGGACCGCTGCGGTGGGGACGCTGGACCCTACCCCGCTCACATCTGGCGAGACGTTACGCCGCCGTCATACGATGGGACGATCCTCATGTATGGCCGGTGCGGCACCCGTGTCTGTCAGAGTCGTTCGTCCTGATGCCGATCCACCCCGTCTCTAACGCGCGCTGGGCAGTCCTGATCGAGGAGTGGGCGTCTGAATTGTTTCCCAACGAGGTTGGTTCAACCGCCGCGCAGTGGCGTGCGTTTCTTGATGCGCGTTGCCCGACGCCTGCCAATCCTAATGCACCCATGGGTGTGCAGTTCGATTATTGGCGCAAGCATGCTTTGGGTCCCATCCGCCCGTCTTGAGCCTCTCGGCTGCGGTTCCTTGCGAATCCCGCTTGCGCGCCTGTTCCGTTTGAGGTACGGTTTGGGGATGAAGGGTCTACCGCCTGGATCGCAGGGTTTGCCGTCCGATGGCACCTACGGCAGCACTCCGGCCGAACTGGCTGACGCGCTGCGGCGCCAACTGCGAGCGCAGATGAATGTGCCGAGTTATTTCCTTCCCGCCGCACCCGCCTACGGTTGGGCCGGCCTTACGTTCGAGGAGGCGCGCGAGTGGTTGTTGAGGGAGATCGGCCTTGCTTAACCTCTCCGACGCCGACTTGGCACGTTTGCGGCTGGAGTGTTATGGCCTTCATTTGCGCGTAGCCGACCAAAACCCCCAATGGACGCAGGAGGAGTTGGAAGCGCTTTCGGATCAGCTTGTGGCCTGGTGCCTGCGCGATCGTGAGCCGCCGTCCGATGCTTAAGCCGCTCGGCCCATGGCTGCCGGATTTGCCGCCTTTCAGAATCAACGAGATCGCCCGGACGCTAATGAACGATTTGCCTCTCAGGTCATGGGGCAGTGTGTTTCTCCAGGAATATGCCGTTCATCGTATGGTCATGAGGCTACGCCGGCCTGGCGATGACATGGGGCGTTCGTGGCTATTGCGCGAGTGATCGATGCTTGACTGCCTCCGCCGCTTGGATGAGAAATGGTCGGCATGATTAGATTCATCAACGAAGCAGTTACGCGAAAAGAGGAGCTTGAACATTGGAATTGCTTGCCGGAGGATCGTGGAAGGGAAGTGAAGGTATGTATGGTTCAGTTGTGGTGGCGGCGATGGATGACTGTGATAAAATTGACGACATCGGATTGAAACGTGAGGCGGAGTTGCGGAAACATATCCGTGCGTTGGAACTATGGATTCTGGAATTGCAGGAACAGTTGGATTCAGCGATGGAAGATGCGCAATGGCAACGTGACCGTAGGGGAGACCGTTGATACTTGTATGCCTGCGCCGCTTGTTCTGGCCCGCGCTTGCCGGCGATGAGGAGTATATTCCGGCCTGATGATCTGCTACACTGGCTTTCGGTTTCCGGGCAGCCACCTGGGAAGAGCGCAGCATCCCAAACGACCTTCATCGGCGCCCTTCCACACCGGGCATGACAAGACATGGCAAGGTCTCTATCATTGAGCCCCATGGCTGTTCCCCAGCGACGAACACAACCTAGCATCGTAAAAACCGGCTATACGCCGCGCGTCCAGCAATCCGAACTGCACAGTAAGCTGAAGCGCTTCAACGTCCTGGTCTGCCACCGCCGGTTCGGCAAGACCGTCGCCCTGGTGAACCAGCTCCTGCACAGTGCCGCCGCGTTCCACCAGGAGCGCGCTTTGATGCATTTGCCGCCGCTCCAGCACCCGCGCTTCTGGTACGTGGCACCGTTCCTGCGGCAGGCCAAACAGATCGCCTGGACCTACCTTCAGCAGTACGGCATGACCATCACGGGAGCGCAGAAGAACGAGTCCGAACTCTATGTCGAACTCCCCGGCGGCGCCCGCGTCACCATCACAGGTGCCGATAACCCCGACTCTTTGCGCGGCATATATGGGGACGGAGTGGTGTTCGACGAGTACGCCCAGATGGATCCGCGCATCTGGTCGGAGGTCGTGCGGCCGTGGCTGGCTGACCGCAAGGGTTGGGCCGTGTTCATCGGCACGCCCATGGGCCGGAATGAATTCTGGAACCTCTACGAGCAGGCGAAGTTCGGGTTCTGGACGCATCCCGAAGGCGATCCGATGCGCCGCCGCGTCATCGACAACGACTGGCTCGCCCTCATGTACCGCGCATCCGAGACTCGCATCCTTCCCGAGGAGGAGCTTGCCAGCCTGAAGCGCTCCATGAGCCTCGACCAGTTCGAGCGGGAATTCGAGTGTTCATTCGATGCCGCCGTCGAGGGCGCCTACTACGGCAAGGAGATGGCGGCGGCCGAGAAGGAGGGGCGAATCACCGCCCTCAACTACGACCCGCGCTACCTCGTCCGCACAGCCTGGGATCTGGGCATCGGCGATAGCACGGCGATCTGGTTCATCCAGACGGTCGGCACGCAGTTCCGGTTCATCGACTATTATGAGGCGTCGGGCGTCGGCCTCGACCACTACGTCAAGGTGCTGCGCGACAAGCCCTATGCCTATGCCGATTACATCCTGCCGCACGATGCCGCCGCCAAAGAGATCGGCACCGGCTTCAGCCGCGAGGAGACCCTGCGCTCGCTCGGCTGCTTCAACCTACGCATCCTGCCGCGCCAGCGTATCGAGGATGGCATCCAGGCGGCCCGCAGCGTCCTGCCGCGTTGTGTGTTCGACCGTGACAAGTGCGACCGCGGCATCCGCGCCCTGAAGGACTACCATCGCGAGTGGGACGACCGGCTGAAGATTTTCAAGTCCAACCCTCTCCACAACTGGGCATCGCACGCCGCCGACGGGTTCCGCTATGGCGCGCTCGGCCTGGCGCATGAGCTCGATCCCGTCATGAAGCCGATCAACTACGGCAAGGTGAGTCGGCTGTACATCTGACGGCGAGCGGCGTATGGTGCCGTTTTTGGCGGACGCATTCGTTAGGAGATTTTCGATGCCGGTTCTGGACCTCCGTGTTTGCGGAGACCTCAAGGAGGCGTTGCAGGGCTTTCCGCATGCCAAGACGCTTGAAATCAAAGTCGATGGCGCGCCGATCGATACGACGTCATTCGTCACCACCTTCACATCCGACAGCGCGAAGGCGACTGTCGACATTGCCACGCACTAGCCGCGTCATTCTCTGGAACGATCCGCCATGCGCATCGTGATCCTCGCCACCAAGTCGCCGGTCTGGTCCTACTACATGCAGACCCGCATCGTGGCGCCGACGCTGCAGGACGCCATCGCCCATGCCCGCAACGCCAACGAGATGTGGCGCAGCCAGTTCGCCATCATCAGCGATACCGAGGCGATGCCGGATGAGCACGGCGTTGTCGAGCCGGCAACCGAACCGGGCACCTGGCCGCGTGGTAAGTTTGACATGGCCGGCCATGTGGCGGCCAACAAGCGCCTGCGCATAGTCCCGTCCATGGATGAAGCCGCATGACCTGCGAAATCGTTACTACGCTTGCTGAGCAACGCGAAATTTCGATATCTAATATCGATGATTGGCGGGTTGTTTTTCTCATGGCGAGAATCACGAGGGAGCAAGCCAAGAAACAACTAGGCGCAAACTCTGTTCGCATCATCGGTGGCGTAAGGCTCGCCAACGGTGATATTGCATCTCAATGGGAAGCTGTAAGAGAATGAAGTGGTTTCTCTGGCGGCACGGTCTGCTGCGACAATATATGGCTATGGACCTTTGGCGGATTGGAGCTTGTCCGATTGTTCAGATGGCGCCTTGCCAATGGATGGCACTCGCGGCGATGTGCCTACGGGCGCGTGGCACGATCGAGAATTGTCGGTTCGTGGGATGAGCATCGAATCCGACCAGCGCATCCGCGCCTTAGAACAGAGGATTGGGATTTTAGACAATCCTATTCCCGAGGTGCCGCAATCATCGGCTGCCAAGATGCGGAGCGACTTGACCGCGCTCGTCGATATCGTCGCCAAGCTCGAAAGGCGTGTCGCCTTTCTGGAAAAGAATCAGGCTTCACAATAGGAGACTTCCATGGGAAAACTGTCCAAGACACCGACTGTCAAGACGCTGCCGCAGAGCTATCAGACTAGTGATCCGTTCGGCGATATGCACACCGGCAGCAAGCCGAACACATCGTTCGCCGGCAACGTCGAGCATGCGCACCAGACGAATTCCGACATCACGAAGTCATACAAGCCCCTCGGCAAGTTCGTGAAGGGCTAGGCCGATGGCCAGATTGAAGGCCAAGGCGCGGAACAAACTTCCGGCGTCGGCGTTCGGCATGCCAGGCAGCCGGAAGTATCCGATGCCGGATCGCGCTCATGCGGCCAACGCGAAGGCCCGTGCTTCTCAGCAGGAGGCCGCCGGCAACATCAGTCCGGCGACCGAGGCGAGAATTGACGCCAAGGCGAACCGCAAACTCGGCAAGTCTGGCGGCAGCCGTCGTGGCCCCTACCTGATGGGCTGACAAAGTGCCTGACGTGCGCGGCCGAGCCGACAATATAGCGGTCCTGAAGTTGACGCCGCAGGAACGGTTCCTCTATCAGCACCATCTGGATAATCTGTCGACTGCCGGTCGTGGCGGTGGTGTGATCCATCCGAACGGAGATATCAGTACCGTGTATCAAGCCGTTGTGGCCGGCCCTAAGGGCAGGTTCTACAACATCCCGACCGTCTGGCATGGAACTATCGTCCCCGTGAGAACCGCCATGGATTTTGCTGATCGAGTCGGGATGGAGAACTGGCCGTCATATCCGACGCCGGAGTTGGCTGATCAGCGCTACATGCAGATGCACGACTTCATGGCGCGAGACGTGGATAAGTATCTCCAGAACCCGCCGCAACGTGGGAACGCCCGTGGCCGATGACCGCAATATCGATCCCGCTCTCTCGGCCCTGATCTCGCAGGAGATCAATGCCGCCGTCGGCTGGATCGAGGGCGAGCTTTCCGAGCAGCGTCGCCGCTCGCTCATGTTCTACCTTGGTGAGCCCTTGGGCAACGAAATCGACGGCCGTTCCAAGGTCGTCTGCTCCGAGGTCTCCGACACCGTCGAGTGGATCATGCCGGCGCTCATGGACATCTTCATGGGCGGCGACGATGCCTGCTCCTTCGCGCCGCAGGGACCGGAAGACGAGGCCATCGCGAACGAGGCAACTGAGTACATCAACTGGATTTTCCTGCGCGACAACCCCGGCTTTCTCGTCACCTACAGCGCCTTCAAGGATGCCCTGATCCAGAAGAATGGCATCATCAAAGGCTGGTGGGAGAAGGAAGACGACACCGAGGTCCACGAGGTCAGGGATGTGGATGGCGAGACCTACGCCATCGCCGCCGCCGATCCGGACATCGAGATCATCCCGGAGAGCGTGCAGACGGCCGGCGCCAACGGCGACATGTCGGTCTCCTACAACTATCGGAACAAGAGCGTCGGTCGCTGCCGCGTCATGGGCGTGCCGCCGGAGGAGTTCCTGATCGACTCCAAGGCGCGCGAGATACAGACGGCGCGCTTCGTCGGCCATCGCATCCGCAAGACCGTGTCCGACCTGATCGAGGAAGGCTATCCCGAGGACTTGGTCAACAGCATCCCCGATGAGAACGATCAAGTGTGGAACCAGGAGTCGATGATCCGCGACCGTTTCACCGAAACCGTCATGCCGGACGTCGTCGGGCAGGGCGCCACCCGCGAGAAATGGATCGTCGAGTGTTACCTGAAATACGACTCCGACGGCGACGGCATCGCGGAGCGCCGCAAGGTCACGGTCGGCGGCACCGGGCAGATCATCCTGGATGACGAGCCCTGGGACGGCCCGATCCCGTTCGTCAGTATGACCCCGATCATCATGCCGCATCGGTTCTTCGGCATCTCCATCGCCGATCTCGTGATGGACTTGCAGATCATCAAGTCCACGATCCTGCGGCAGATTCTCGACAACATGTATCAGGCCGTGAACTCACGCCTGCAAGTCAGCGATCAGGTGAACCTCGATGACCTACTCGTATCGCGGCCTGGCGGGATCGTTCGGCTTAAAAATGGAGCTATGCCATCCCAAGGACATATCCTTCCCGTCGAGCAACAGCTTATCATTTCTTCTTCATTCCCACTATTGGAGTACCTTGACACGATCCGCGAGAATCGAACCGGAGTCACTCGCTACAATCAAGGCATCGACGCTAATTCCCTGAACAAAACGGCCTCCGGCATCACGCAGATCATGAACGCGGCGCAGCAGCGCATGAAACTGATCGCCCGCGTGTTCGCCGAGACGGGATACAAAGACCTCATGTGGCTCATCATGAAAACGGTGAGCAGCAACCAGAGCAAGGCGCGTGTCATCCGCCTGCGTAACGGCGAGTGGAAATCCATCGACCCGCGCGAATGGGAGAACAAGTTCGATCTCGTCGTCAACGTCGGCATCGGCACCGGCGACAAGCAGCAGCAGCTCGCCCAGCTCATGCAGATGATCGGGGTACAGACCCAGGCCATCCAGATGCAGGGCGGGGCGGATGGTCCCATCGTGACGTTGCAGAACATCTACAACAGCCTCGCGCATCTGCCGGCGCTCCTGGGCCGCAAGGGCGTGCAGAACTATTTCACCGATCCGTCGAACGCGCCGAAGCCCGCGCCGAAGCCGCCTGATCCTGCCGTCGTCAAGGCGCAGGCCGACGCGCAGGTGGCGCAGACGAACGTGCAGATCGCCGGCCTCGATCTCCAGGGCAAGCAGATCGATCTGATGCAGACGAAGCAGAAAGCCGGCATCGATATGCAGCAGACCATTCTGGACAGTCAGGTGAGTCAAGCCCAGGCGCAGACTGATCTTCAGCAGACGGCCGCCGATGCGGAACTGGCCAAGTTGAAGACCAAGCTATCGACCATGGAAGCCCTGATGAAGTTCCAGCTTGAGAAGGCCAAGAACGCTCAGCGCACCTATAAGTTCACGCGCGGCCCTGATGGCAAGGTCAGCCAAGTCGATGAAAGCTGATGGCGACGCGGTTCTATCTCGGTTCTACCGCCGCTCCTGGTATTGCCCCAGCCTTTTCCGCCTCCTGGGATTTGACGACATTCGCAGGTCGTCTCGGTCTTATCACAACTCCGGGCGCTGGTAGCAATGCCCAATCTTTGGCGGGCACGGGCTCGGCAAATACGAACCGATTATGGACGCAGTTTATTTCTACCGCGCTCTCCGCACAAACTATCTCCGGGAACGTTAAAGGCCAGATTCAGGCACTTGAGACGAATCTTACGGACGATTACTGCCCCCAACTTATTATCCGGGTTTTTTCATCGGACGGGCTGACGGAGCGCGGAGTCTTGCTAGCCGCTGATAACAGCGCGCTTTCCAATGAATTCGCGCTGGTCACCACAAATGCCAAGTTTCCTCGCGGATATGTCAGCCCCGGCCCCGCCCTCACCAATGTCGTTGCGCAGGCCAACGATGTGTTGGTGGTAGAAGTCGGATTTCTCCAATTTTCAACTTCAGTCGCAAATGCGCGACGGACTTATAATTCATCGGCGGGAGCTGCCGCCGACTTGCCGGAAGACGAATCTGATACTACAGCGTTGCGAACCTGGATAGAATTTTCACAGACTCTATCCTTCGGTGTCGCCGCCGCAGGAGGTGCTGGTCCAACAAAACAACTCAAGCGCCCTCGCCGCATCCTCATGCCGGATGGCCACATTGTCTATCCTCAGAACGAGGATGAACGCCGCCGTATCATCGCCGAAATATTCTCCAAGATCGCCAAGGAGGTACAGCAGGAGAGTGCGGTTTTTGGTCCTGTTGTCAGGACCCCAAACATTGGAGAAATGCTAGCTCATCTGGCCGAGGAAGCTGTCCTGAAAGATGAATTGGAGTTCAAGGAGTTCCGCAGGCAATTACAGTTGAAAATGCAGATGATCGCCGCCAATGAACATACCTTGGAGGCCAAGCGCCGGGAGATTGAGGAAGATGACGCGGAAATCCTCAAATGGCTGCGCTCCCGTGGCCCTTGAGGGCCATGTTGCCAAACCGCCACATCGGTGGTATATCGGCCACAGATGACTGCCGAATCCGACAAGCTCCGCTCCGAAACAGCGCTCGGTTCCCGCGCCCGCCAACTCATGGGCGACGAACTGATGGTCGGCACGTTCGACAAGCTCCGCGCCGGCTACGCCGAGCAGTGGGCGCAGTGCGCCAGTCCAGAGATTCGCGACCGGCTATGGCTGAAGACGCAGGCGTTGAACGACGTACAGGCGGATCTGCTGACGATGGTCGAAACCGGGAAACTGGCCTCCATCACGCTGGCTGCCGAGCCCAAGAAGCGGCTTGACGCCTGATGGGAGACGAAGTCGCCATCGCCGATACCGACGGCACGGTCGAGGAAGCCGCCGCCGGCTTCGAGGGCTTGCTGAGCGGGAAGAAGCCGCCCGCGCAGCGCCAACAGCCTGCCAAACAAGAGACACAGCCTGGATCCGATGACGCTGAGGCCGATGAGCCGGAAGCGCCGGGACCGGACGATACCGAATCCGACGACGCGGACGCGATCGGGGGCGACAACGCCTCCTCCATCGATCCGCCGAAGTCGATGCCTGAGGAGCTAAGGGCCGAGTTCTCGAAGCTACCCCCAGCCCTCCAGGAATTCCTGGTGGATCGGGAACGCAATATCGAGCGCGGCGGTGCCAAGGTGGCCAGCAAGGCGGGCGACGAACGCAAGGCGATGGAAGCCTCGCGCCAGCGCTACGAATCCGAGCTGCAACGAATCGCGCATGCCGCGACGCAGTTCCGACATCCCGACATCGTCGCCTTCGAATCCAAGTTCAAGGACGTGATCGAAGGCAAGACCGATCTCCAGCAGTTGAAGGACAGTGATCCGCTCGGCCGCTTCATGGATTACACCATCGCCCGCGACAAGGCGGCGCAAGGGTGGAACCAGCAGGAGGCCCTGAAGGCGCAGTTCCAGAACCAGCAACGAGAGACGGTCGAACGCTACCGAGAGGCGGAGAACGCCAAGCTGGCGGACATGGTGCCCGCGCTGCGGGACAAGACGAAGTGGACGGCATTCGAGAAGGACGTATCAGGCTACGTCCTGAAGCATGCCGAGCGCTACGGCGAGTCCAAGGAGCAGGCGGCCAACATGTTGCGGCAAGGCTCTGCCTGGGCGCTGGAAATGGCCTGGAAGGCCATGAAATACGACCAGAGCGTCCAGAAGCTCAAGGAAGCGCAGACGACGCCCGGCCAGAAGACGCCAGTCCTCAGGCCCGGCAATGCGGTGCGTCGGAACGGTCAGGCGGAGCGGTTCGGAGCCGTCATGAACCGAGTCGCGAAGACAGGCCGCGTCGAGGACGCGGCCACGGCCTTTGAGGCGATCCTGAGTCGCAAATAGGCTGCTTCGCGGCCCTCACACGAGGTCCGCCCTATGGCACAACCAACGAATACCTTCGATTCCTACGACAGCATCAACAACGAAGATCTGTCGAAGCTCGTCTACAACATCGCGCCGACGCAGACGCCGTTCCTCTCCATGGCCGGTCGAACGAAGGCGTCGAACGTTTTTCATGAGTGGTCTACCGATACGCTCGCCGCTGCCGCCACGAACACGGCGATCGAGGCCGACGATTACACGGCCGATGCCTCGGTCTCCGCCGTCCGCGTCGGCAACCGCTGCCAGATCAGCAAGAAGGTCGCCGTCGTTTCCGGCACCAACGAGGCGATCGACAGCCCGGCCGACAACGCCACCATGGCCTACCAGATGGCCAAGCGCTCCAAGGAACTGAAGCGCGACATGGAGTTCGTCCTGACGCAGAACCAGGCGTCGGCGACCGGCTCATCGGCTGCCGCCCGCACCTTGGGCGGATTCGAGAACTGGCTGACCTCCAACACCTCGTTGGGAGCCGGCGGCGCCAACACCGGCTTCTCCGCCGGCAACATCGCGGCGCGCACCGACGGCACGCTGCGGGCATTCACTGAAACGCTGCTGAAGACGGTCATCCAGTCGGCCTGGACGAGCGGAGGTGAGCCGAACGTCATCATTGTCGGTCCGAAGAACAAGGCCGTCGCCTCCGCCTTCGCCGGCATCGCCACGCAGTACAAGCAGAACGACACGTCGCCGGCCACCATCATCGCAGCGGCCGACGTGTACGTGTCGGACTTCGGCGAGCATCGCATCGTGCCCAACCGCTTCAACCGGGACCGCACGGCGCTGCTGATCGACTTCGACTACGCCGCCGTCTCCTACCTGCGTCCGTTCAACAGCTTCGAGCTGGCGCGCACGGGCGACGCGAACAAGCGGGCGGTGAACGTCGAATTCACTCTGGAATGTAGAAACCAGGCTGCGCATGGCGGCGTGTACGATCTGACGACACCGTAATAGGTGGCGGATGCCGCGCTGGCTTCTTGACCGCGATCCCCTGTCCGGCGTCGAGCAATGGTTTTCGTCGCCGGACGGGAAGTCGTGCGTCATCGAAAGCGTGCAGGACGTGGAGCCGATTCTGGAGCGCAACAAGGCGCTCCAGAACTCCACCGACGGCTACACGCCCTCGCGCGACATGAAGTTCGTGGCCACCATCCCGCCGATCATCGAGATGAAGTGGCGAACGGAACTCGGCATCGACATCAACAACAGGAACCACTGGCCGGCGGTCAAGCGGCTCTTGAACAGCAGCGAGTGGTCCTACCTGCGGACATCGCTTGGCAGAATCTAGGAGACAGAAATGTCAATCGTTTTCCAGAATTTCAGCGACGGCACGATGGGCCAAGTCGGGCGAGACGGCGGGCGTGGGGACACCGAGTTCATCACGAGTGAATGGACGGCCGCATCGGTTGACAAGGTGATCTACATCGCGCCTCGGCAGATTGCCGTGCAGTCGATCAACGCTCGAGTGACGGTTGCCGGGACAGGCGGCGCAGCGACTTTCATCGTCCGAAAGGTTCCCTCCGGGACGGCCATCACCGCCGGCACTGCGCTACATTCCGGCACCTTCAATATCGTCGGCACCGTGGACACGAATCAAGCGGGAGTGCTGTCAACCACTGAAAGCGACCTCATCTTGGCGGCAGGAGACAGCATCGCCATCGACTTCACCGGCACGCTCACCAGCGCAACGGGCGTTGTGACGGTCGGCGCCAACCCCCGGTGATCCCATGGCCGGCAACATCACCGAGGTCATCAAGGTCACCACAGTCGGCGTTCTGGCTACTTCCACGGCAGCCAGTGTGGACGTGGCATTGCCTGTGGGATCGACGGGCGCGCTCGTCAAGTTTTACCGCTTCAGCGTTGTCCAGAACGCGACAGGATTCGCCGTGCATGTGAAGGTTGGCCCAGCCGGTGGCGTTGCCACGACTGGCGATCTCATGGTGACGGCGAACGATGCCGTGATTCTGGATTGCGGCGGCTGTACCAATTTCCAGCACATCCAAGAAGTGGCTGCGGCGAATCTCCAAGTTTCCCCCGTCGAAGGTGGCTAGTGCCTTTCGCCACCTATAGTGACCTCCAGGCGTCGGTTGCGGACTATCTGGTCCGCTCCGACCTGACGGCACAGATCGTCGACGCCATCGCGCTATGTGAGTCGCGCATCCACTACGGCGCGGGGTCGATGACGCCATTCCCATCGCCGCCTTTGCGTATCCGGCCGATGGAAGCGGCGATCGACATCATCGCCGGACAGTCGCAGACCGGCGGCACGTCTGCCGGGTCCGCCAATGCACAGACCGTCGCTCTCGCGAGTTATACGCTGACCACGGGACGGCTTGTGACATTTCCGGTCGGCACCGGCCTGACCAACACGGGCGCTGCGACTCTCAACATCCAGGGCACGGGCGCGAAATCCGTCGTGCGAGCGCCGGACTCCGCAGCCTTGGTCGGCGGCGAATTCCTGGCAGGCACGAACGCCACTGTCTACTACGACGGCACGAACTACGTGAAACTCTCCGGCCCAGGATTCCCGTTGCCATCGCGGTTCTTGGCCGAGCGCCGCATGTTCATTGATACCAGCCCGCCGACGACGCCGAACTTCATAGCATCGAACGACTTCTGGGCACGCTGGCTCGGCGCTGTGAACGCGACGCCGAAGGCATATACGATAGAGGCCGATACTGTCGTGTTGGGGCCGGCACCGGACGCCAACAACAACATCAAGTTCCTCTATTGGAAGAAATTCGAGGCGCTGTCGGGAACGCAGGCGACGAACTGGATGCTGACCAACAAGCCGGACGTGTACCTCTACGGCACGCTGCTGGAGATGCAGCGGTTCCAGAACAACCTGCCGGAGCTACCGAACTGGCGCGAGTGGCACCAGCTCTACCTGTCGGCCGTGAGGGGGTTGCAGGACCAGAACGAACTGGACCGCTACGGCGGCGGCCCGTTGCAGATCCGCAGCGATGTCAGCCCGAACAACAATTGGGGCATGGAGCGGTGGGCTTAACGATGCAGCGGTTTGCCGGACCGTCCGAACTTTTCCGTCGAGAGCGCCTTGTGGGGAGGCCAACCGATATCAAGCCTGTGGGCAATCGTTTTGCGACCGATGCCAGTGTGGCGCGACCACTGCGCCAATGTCATTCGTTGGTTACCAAGCTCGATTATGCGATTGTCACTGCGGTTGTTCTGCTGTTCTCGCTGGCTTGCCCACCGGCAGTTGCCGAGGTCGTATCCTTTGGAATTATCGACTCTGTCGATGGTCATGCCGGGGAAGCATTCTCCCATATCGGTCGCGAACGATTCGAAACTTTGGCGCCATCGCGGGCAAATCTTGATCCCACGGCCGCCGTATCTAGGCCATTTCGGAGCCTTGGGATTTTCGCAACGATCAATCATGCCACACCAAACTCGGTAAGTACGAGTTCGGCTAGCGCCATGCGTTGTGTTCCTCTCGATGCAGAGCTGACGATGCACATCAACATTGAGACACCCACAGGATTGGGATTGGCCGGATTTGAGTGCTCCAGCGCGGACTATTCCTTTCGTCCCACACTCGCAGATGCAGGCCCACCGAGGGATGCCCTTGCGATAATCGGGGCCGCGAGACCACACGATCCATCTGCCGAACTGCTTCCCGGTCAGGTCTTCGAATTTTGGCATGTTGTCATGATATGCCTTGACAGGTGTCTTATCAAGATATAACGTGAGGAGATAGACAATTTCTGAGCTGCAAACAACGACGGTTTCTGAAACTTCTGCCAGCAACAATGCGGCAAGCCCTAACGGAATGGCAGAGGGGTGCGCCCCAAGCTCTGTCAATGACACCTACCGCGAGGGTCTCGCCGCCCAGGTCCGCTGGTTCAACCGCCATCACGGCCTCGACAACGCCCGCGCTCTCCTGAGCACGGCGGGCGGCCCCGTCGCATATACGCTGACCTTCACGACCGCGCCGGCGTCGTTCTTCACCGGCTTCATCTTCGGCTGCAAGATCAACCTGACGTGCAGCGCCAACCCGACGATGAACGTCAACGGTCTCGGCGCGACGGCAATCCAGAAAATGACGAGCGCCGGCTACGTGAATCTATCGGTCAACGACCTCATCACCGGCCAGCACGTCTGGTTCAAGTACGACGCCACGCTGGCGCGCGTCATCCTGATGACGCCGACGGCCGCCGCTGGCGCCCCACTATCTGATGTGACGACGACGCGCGGCGACATCGCCTATCGTGACGCTACGAACGCGCTGGCTCGTCTAGCGATCGGCGGGAACGGCACGTTCCCGAGGTCCAACGGCACTGACTTGGCTTACGGAGCGGTCGCCCTGACGACGGACGTTTCCGGCGTTCTGCCGCTGGCGAACGGCGGCATCGTCTCGACTGTCATTGTCTCTGGCGTGGCGGCATCTCCCATCCTGGCCGATCACGGGACGATGTATATCCCGACCGGCGCCGGCTTCACGCTCACGCTGCCATCGCTCGCCGCTGTCGCCGCAGGCTATCGCATCGGCCTGCAAAATCAGATTGCTTCCGGCACATGCGTGGCCAATCGGTCGGCGGCGGATACCATCGTTTCGCAGGGTACTGCGGGGTTGACCTCTATCACGCTTCCGTCGCTTGGGGACCAAGTCTGGTTCGTCGCGGATACCGTCAATACGCGCTGGTTCGTGCAGGGTAAACGCTCCTTTACGTCTGCCGTCGTGGCATGGACGACGACTGCTACAGACACGCAGGCCCACTCTCTTGGCGTACGCCCGCAAATCTATAATAGCTTCATCCGCAACACGACTGCCGAACTCGGCTACGCCATAGGCGACGAAGTCCTGATGCCGCAGAACGTGTCTGATATGACCGCCGTGGGCCGCCACAAAGGGTTCGCGGTCAACGCCACCAACGGCTACACATTGCAGGGAACGACCGCCACGTTCCCTGTCATGAATCTGAGCGCTCCAGCGGCAGGGGTGAACATCAATACGGCAAATTGGGAACTCAGGTGGCGCGCTCTGGTGTTTAACTAATGCCCCTCATCCCCTTCGGCGAGCACCTCCCCGATCTCCCACCACGCGATAACCCAGGCGCGCTGACGGCCAGCGGCGTGGTGCCGTGGCCCGGCGCCTACCGGCCGTGGAAGGCGCTTGCAACGACCACCAACGCCCTAACGGCGCGCTGCCAAGGTGCGGCATCGTTCCGCGATCTCAGCGGCGGCACGCACAACTTCGCAGGCGACGCAACCAAGCTTTACAAGCTCGATAGCACCGGCCTGCTGTGGCAGGACGTATCCCGCCTGGTCGGCGGTGCCTATGCGACCGACACGGCGAACGCCTGGTCGTTCACGCAGTTCAACAATTTCTGTATCGCCGTCAACGGCACCGATGCGCCCCAGGTCTACACCATGGGCACATCAACGAATTTCGCGGCCCTGACGGGTTCGCCGCCCGTCGGGCGCTTCATCATCACGATCAAGGATTTTGCCGTCATCCTGCGGGTGGCGTCCCTATTCAACGAAGCCCGCTGGTGCGCCATCGGAGACCCGACGGCATCATGGGCGGTGAGCGCCGTGACGCAGGCGGACTTCCAAGACATCGCGCATGGCGGGTTCATCATGGGCGGCGTCGGCGGCGAATCCGGCGTTATCCTCCAGCGCAACGCCATCAGCCGCATGACCTACATCGGCGCGGAGTTCATTTTCCAGTTCGACATGATCTCGAATTCCATCGGCTGCATGGCGGAGAACTCTCTGGCGGCGTACCAGAGCAACTCGTTCTTCCTCAGCGACAACGGGTTCTACCAGCTCATCGGCGCCGCCGAGTTGGTTCCTATCGGCGAGGGCAAGGTTAACCGGACATTCCTGGGCGAGGTCGATCAGTCGAATCTCGGCCGCATCGTCGGCTCCATCGATCCGCAGAACCAAATCTATGTCGTCGTCTATCCGCAGACTGGCGGCGATGGCACACCGACCAAGGGCCGCATCTACCATTGGCCGACGCAACGCTGGTCCGAGTTCGATCAATCCTGCGAATGGATCTGGCCGGTCTTCTCTCAGTCCGGCTACACTCTGGATGGTCTCGACGCCGTGACGACGAACCTGGACCTGTTGCCGGCGCCGCTCGACTCGCCGCTCTGGGCCGGCAGCGGCAAATACCTGCTGGCGGGGTTCTTCACCGACCACAAGTCCGGCTCCTTCACGGGCACGAACTTGGCGGCCGCCATCGATACGGGCGAGTTCGAGGCCACCCCTGGCAAGCGAACGCTGTTCCGCTCGGTGCGTCCCATCGTCGATGCTACGGGTGCGACCGTCACGCCCATCACGCGCAACCTGCCGAGCGATGCCGTGACAACTGGCTCGGCCATCAGTCTGGACTCGCTCGGCCGGGCACCGATGCGCGTTAACGCCCGCTACGCCCGCATGCGGCTCTCCATGCCGGCCGGCCATGCCGCAACGTTCCTCCAAGGCATCGACAGCATCGATGCCGTTCCGCTGGCGACGCGATGACGGCGCCGACGGGATATCCGGGCCTCCCCAACGAAGGCGGCACGCCGCGGCAAGTGGCGGCGGTCATCGCCTCGATTCTGCGCCGCCTGAAGACTGGCCTCATCACCGACGGCAACAAGGGAGACATTACGGTCTCCGGCTCCGGCACGGCATGGACCGTCAACAACAACGCGATCACGAATGCGAAGCTGGCGGACATGCCGGCGAACACGATCAAGGGCAACAATACGGCCGGCGTTGCCGATCCGCTGGACCTGACGGTCGCCCAGGTGAACGCCATGCTGGGCGCTGCCGGCGGCTCGCTGACGAAGGGCACGGCGACCCTCGACTTCGGCGCGTTCCCCGGCGCATCGGACGCCAGCGTGGCCGTGACGGGGCAGGCGGGCATCCTCACGACCTCCTACGTCGAGGCGCACCTGCTCGGTGTTGCGACGGCCGACCACAGCTCCGATGAACATCTTGTGGAGACCCTCGCCGTGGTGCCCATGGACATCGTTGCCGGCACAGGCTTTACCATCAAGGGCGTTAACACCAGCAGCCTATTCGAGCCTCTTTTGCCTCTCGGTGGCGGCGCGAACAACAGCACCCTGGCTGGTGGCCTCGTTATCGAGCAGGGCGCGCAGCAATCGACGGCTGGCGGCAAGGGCGCGCGTCTGTACGGTGCCTGGAACGTGGCATGGGCCTGGAGTAACTGATGGCTCTACAATTCCAAGGCAACGGCGGCACGATTGCGGAAGTCGACGGCACGACGTTTCGCGCCATCCGCATTACGCCCAGGCCAACAGACCACGGCGCTTTCGGCCACTACAGGCTCTCGACGACAGTTGCCTTGGTGGTCACGCAAGCAGCAAACGGCTCGCTTTTCTCGTTCCGTTGGGGCGACGCGACCCGGCTCTGCGTACCACAGAAAATCAGGCTGCAATGCCTGCAAACGGCAGTAGCGACAGCAACCATAACATGCCGGTTTCAGGTCTTCATCGCCCGCGCCTTCACCGCTTCGGATAGCGTCGGGACGGCCATCACGCTGACCGGCAACAACATGAAGAAACGGACTAGCATGGGGACGACGCTGGTGACGGACATCCGAAAATCCGCCGTCGCCGCCGGTCTCACGGTTGGGACTAGAACTCTAGACGCGGAGCCTGTCTTAGAGCTTTCGACGCAGCAAACCATTACTACCCTGAATCAGCAACTGTACTCGGCCGACATAAATTTTGATTCCGGCGATGGCGTTCACCCCTACGTGTTCGCGCAGAATGAAGGCTTCATCGTGCGCGGACCGACAATCGTGTTTGGCGCTGCCGGAACGGCCGACCTGACCGTTGACGTGGCGTGGGCAGAAGTGACGGCCTATTGATATGGCATCCATCCTCTTTTGCGACATTCCGGTCGTTCACGACTTCGGCGATGGCACGTTTTCGCTGAGGGTGTCCTATAGAATTGTGCCGCCCATCCATGCCATGGCAGGCGGAGGTTTCTACGATGTTGGAGCTTTCGATATTGCTCTCGATAACATCTACGTCAACACACAGCTCAATGCCCTTCTCTTGCAGGGCATCCTCGACACCGCGAATGCCCAAGTCCAAGGCGCTGAGGTTTTCACTGCGGCCGATGTGCTTGGAGGCAGGTTCGCGGCTCTGCCGATAAACCGTGGCACGACGGTTCTGGATTTCGGTGACGGATCAGGATGGGAAAACGAAACGTCGTCCATCATCACAGGACAGACGTATATCGAATCTACCAATCTGCCGCGCGCATGGTTGGTATCAGCCAACACGACGGACAACGATTCAGACTCGCATATTATTGCGTCCGATCTAGTCAATCTGGCGTGCGGGAATATTGTCCCCAGCGTCGGCTTCACGATTTTCGCGTTCACCGACGGCGAAGTCGTCGGCACATTCAAGGCGAATTGGGCCTGGAACTGATTCTTTAAGAGGTTTGCTATGGCGTTCAAACAGGCTGGCCGTACCGGCAGCATCGCGGACGTGGATACAGATGGGAATGCGCTCGTGAACATGCCGCTCGATCCGAAGAAGGCCGGGTTCGTCATTCCGGCCTCCGTAGATGGCGTGCCGTTTGAGGCGACGGAGGATGGTCATGCCTTGGTGAGCGAGGACACCATCGTCCTGTTCGATCAGATCGACGGCAACGCCGTGAACACTAACATCTGGAATCCCTACGACGTGTCCGGAATGACCATCGCGCAGTCCGGCGGATTCATCACGCTCAATGCCGGGCTGGCAACGACGGCAAACGCCTGGGCGCTGCTCAAGAGCATCAAACACATTCCGCTCTATCCGGAATTCCCGACCTTCATTGCCTTCGACATCAAGGTGAATGTGGCGCCGCAGGCCAACGTCACAATCGAAGTCGGCATTGGGAATCCTTCCGGTGCTGGAGCGCTCGCCGACGGCGTGCTCTACCGCTTCGCATCCGATGCGACATTGAAGGGCATCACGAACAACGGCGGCTCTGAGACCGCAACGGCACCAATGACTGCGCTTGCGACCAATGTGATGCACGACCTCGACCTCCTCATCGAAGTCGGCGACTGCGAATTCGAGGTGGACGACGATACAATTATCGAGATACCGAACGCCGCCGGCCTGCCGTTCTGCGTTGGCACGACCCGGCTTCCGATCTTCATGCGCGTCATCAACGGGTCCAGCCCGCCAGGGACGGCCCCGCAGATATCGCTCGGCCGTATTTCGGTCATTCAGAAGGTGTTGAAGCCGAATCGAGATTGGGCGGAATCATTGGCCGTGCTCGGGCGCGGGGCCTACCAGTCACCCGTGACCGGCTTCGGACAGACGGCCAACCACGCGAACAGCACTAACCCGACCAGCGCCGCGCTCTCCAACACGGCCGCCGGCTATACGACGCTCGGTGGGCGCTACCAGTTCGCGGCAGTCGCCGGAGCGGTGACAGACTTCGCGTTGTTCGCCTATCAGGTGCCCGCTGGGTTCCAACTGTTCGTCCGAAACATCGTCATATCCTGTGCGAACACTGGCGCCATCGGCTCGGCCATCACGCCAACGATCATCGACTGGTCCGTCGGCGTGAACAGTTCCGCTGTCTCCCTCGCGACAGCGGACGGAACGAACACATGGGCGCCGCGCCGCATTCCCTTGGGCATGCAAACATTCGCCCTATCGGTGGCTGTCGGTAGCGCAGCGCCTGACATCTCGCGTTCCTTCGATCCGCAGCTTGTAGTCGACAGCGGGCGCTATCTGCACATCATCATGCAGATTCCCGTAGCCGCCGCAACTGCGAGCGAGATTTTCCGAGGCGATGTCATGATAAACGGCTATCTCGAATGACCACCGTCACCCTCCGTTCTGTCCAAGCGCCGCAGGTCGGCCCGCTGTGGCCGGCGGTGTGGGAGATGCTAGAGCCGGCGATGAACCGGCTCGGCAAGCGCTACCGAAGCGCGGATGTGGAGCGCGACGTTCTTGCCAACCGCAAGCACCTATGGCTGGCAGATCGGGACGGTGAGATCGTGACTGCCGCGTTGACCGAAATCGTGTTATATGACGATTGCAAGTCGTTCAACATCCTGGCGATCTCCGGAGACGGCTTCGGTCTCTGGCGGCAATGGTTCGCAGATTTCGAGGAGATCGCTCGTGGTATCGGTTGCAAGATGATCGAAGGACTCGGACGGCCGGGATGGGGCCATCTTGTCGAGGGCCTGCGGCCGGTGGCCGTTCTATACGCTAAGGAACTCTAATGTTCGGTCTGCCGCCAAACATGCAACTCTCGCCGCTTATGGTTCCTCAGCCGCCGGTTATGCCGCCTGACATGGGCCAACCGTTCGTTCCCGGTCAAACACTCAATCAGGTGCCAAGTCCAAGCGGCGCGCCACCGCCTGCCTTCATTGATCCGCTACGATGGCTGAATCAAGGACAAGCCAACGGTCAGCAGGCCGGACCATTAAGTGCGCTTACCGGGCTTCCGCGTGTGGGCATCGATAGTCGCAGTCCCTCCTCTTTCGGAAACTCCGGTCAGATGGATCGCAATCTCCAAGCATATGGACGAGGACAGGCCGATCTATCGGCTCACAATTTAATTGCCGCTGCGAAATTAGCGGCAGGCGTCATGGGTGGGATGGGGTTCCTCGGGACGGCGGCGAACCTAGTCCGCAACCCATCGCCCTTCACCGGCTACATAGGGCCGACTCCTGCTGGTCGAGCCGTCATCACGAATGGCGGTACCGTGCAACAGGCCATGGATGCCGACCGCGCCCATCATGAATCCGCTACTGCCAGTGGCGGTGGCCATGAAAGCATTGCCGGCGCACAAGCCAATGGACCAGCCGGAAGAGGGTCTGGCCAACCACGCGGAGGATATGCCTGATGGGCGGCGGAGGCAGTCAAGGCAGTTCGGTCCAGACTTCTGGACCGCCAAGCTATGCAAAACCCTATATTATCGGTCAAGCGGCGAGCGGCAACAAACCGGCCATTGCTGGACTGCTGCCGGAGGCCCAAGCGTCCTATCTCTCCAGCAATCCGCAGTACTATCCGAGCTCGACGGTCGCTGGCTTCACGCCCGAGCAAACACAGGCTCAGCAGGCTACGCTGAATGCCGCGCAGTCCAACATGACGAACCCGCTTCCTCAGGCTGGCGCCGACCAACTCCAGAAAACCATCCAGGGTGACTACACGGCGCAGGGCAACCCTTACTTGGACAACGTGAGCCAGTCCGTCATGTCCCGCATCCTGCCACAGGTGCAGGGACAGGCGGAGCTTGCCGGGAGATTCGGCAGCGGCTCGGAGGCCCAGGCGTTGGTGAGTCGCGGCACCGAAGCGCTCGCGCCCTACGCCTTCAACCAATATGCCCAGGAGCGGCAGAACCAGTTGGGAGCGGCTCAGGCGGCTCCGGGCTATGCCGGTCAGCAGGCGTCCCTGGACTATGGCAACATCGGACAGATAGGCCAAGTCGGCGACACACGCCAAGGCATGAACCAGCAAAATATCAACGACCTCGTGGCACGCTGGAACTTTGGTCAGCAAGCACCAATCGACAAGCTCAATCAATACGCCAGCCTGATTTACGGCGCTCCTGGCAGCACTCAGATGAGCCAATCACAGGCTCCTCAGGCCGGCTGGCCTCAGCTTGCCGCTGGTGGATTGTTCTCCGCATTGGGGGCCGCCGGCCAAATGGGCTGGCAACCGTTCGCGTGATGTCATGGTAGCGCCATACGACACCGCCGCGACGCAGCAGTCTCCTGGCGGTTTCGGGACTGGCCCATGGGGCGTCGACCCGGCTGTCCTGCGCAACGCGCAATTCAGCAACATGCTGATGGGTATCGGAACTGGCCTTCTTTCCGCCCCCAATTGGCAACAGGGTGTCGGCCAAGGCATGTATCTCGGAAACCAGTTGGCGCAGCAGGGTCGCGCAACGGCCCTGGACGATGCGCAGATTCAGTTGCGGATGAAGGAATACGAAGAGGCGCACGCTCGTCAACAGCGCGAATACGAACAGCAGCAGGCGCAAGCGGCAGCTATGGCGAAGCTCGCCGGCAGCGGCCAGTACCCCGGCCTCACGCCGGACGTGGCGACGGCGTATCCGAACATCGGGGAAAAGCTGATCGAGAACCAACTGACGCCGCAGAAGCCGTACAGCACGATCGGGAACCTGGAGGCCGATCTGAAGGCAGGGCGGATTTCGCAGGCCGATTTCGACGCGGCTAAGAAGAAGGAAAACTACATCGCGTATCCGCAGCCCCAGCAGCCGACAGAGATTCAGACGCGGCTCAAGTTGGCTGTCGATGCTTGGAACACGGCGAATCCTGATAAGCCAGGCCGCCCGACTCTACAGTTTCTCCAGGACTATGGCGTGACGCCGCAGGCGGTTAAACAAGATTTGGTGCAGAGTGCCGATCCGAACTCTCCCACAGGTATTTCGTATCAACCGAAGGCTGCTGGACTGCCAGGCGTACCACCAGCCGCGAGCGAGTCGCTGACGAACAAGACCGCGCTGGAATTCCAGAACCGCCAGATCGCAGCCGCGCAAGTCAACTCGCTTGCCGACAAAATCAAGGGGCAACTTACATCGGGGACGCCAATTGGTGGTACGGGATGGCTCACGCAGACAATCGCCGGTGCGGGTGCCCAAGCAAAGCAAGCTGCACAAGCGCTCGGTGCTGATACGAAGCTGCTTGACCCTGCGACCTATGGTATCAATACCAGCAGCGCAGGCGCATCAAGCGCTGCATTGCAAAGCGATATTCTGGGCTTGGCCTATTCCATCGCTCTCGCGCAGAACGGAACGCGCGTGACAGAACAGGATGTACGTAAGGCGCTCGCACAGATCGGTAGTGCTGATGTTCTCGCCGATCCCCGGCAGATGGCGGCGGCTCTCGATTCAATCGTCGGGAATCTTCAATCTAATCTGAAGATCGAAAGCCAGATGCGCGGGATGCCGCTCATTGGACAGCCGCAGGGACAGGCACAGACGGCACCCGGCAACGACTATGAGTCACGCTACGGGTTGGCACCGCTGCCATGAGCGAATTCACGCAACTACCGATCTTGCAACAGAACGTCCGCAAGATGATGCAGCAGAATGCGCCGCCCGATGACATCGACGGCTATTTGAAAAGCAAGGGTTGGACGCCGGAGAGTTTCAAGGCTGCGAATCTTGGCCAGCAATCCCAACCGCAGCAAGCGCCGGGACCGTACACGCCGATCGATGAATCTCCTCTGCCAACTCCTCAAGCCACCTTTGCGCCGCGTGGGTTCCGTGTGCAGCCGTCGGAGGCTGCAACGAAAGCCGCCGCAGCCGGCGTGATCTCGGACAAAGCGGCTCCGGTCGGTCAATGGGGACTTTCATTCGCCTATGACATGAATTCTCCCAGCGCCCAAAAATATCTCTCCAACGAACTGACTTTAGATGCCAACAAGGGCGCTCCGCCCATCGAGCGCCAACATATCGCCGTCCGAACGGGGCCTAAGACAGGCGAACTGGAATACTATGATCCAGCGTCGAAACGCTTCGCCCTCGTCAATGCGCTTGGTCCGGATGTTGGAGATTTCAAGCGCAATGCCGCCATGATCGGCCAGATGGGATTGGAGGGCGCGATCACCACGGGCGCGGCGGCGTTCACGGGCGGCGTAGGAACGGCGGCTGCCGGCGGAGCGGCGGCATTCGCCACCGAAGCCGCCCGCCTTGCGATCGGACGCGAGATGGGCGTCAATGAAGGCATGTCGGATGAGGACATCGCCAAAGCAGCTGGCATCGCGGCGGGCCTGACGATCGCCGGGGGTGCCGCCCTATCTGTCGCCGCAAGGTCCGTCAAGGTCATTGCGAATTTCATTAAGGGGCGCGTTTTCACGCCGGTTCACGAGGCTGCCTATGCCGGCGGACAACAGGCGGCGAAGGATATCGAATCGCAGATCAACAAGACCGGACGCGGGCCGCCGTTGAAATACAATCTCGCCCAGGCGACGGGCGACCAACCGCTCCTGAATGTCGCCGAGATGGAGTATCGCACGCCAGGCATTCGGCAGACCGAGATGCTGAATGCGCGGCGGCAGCAACAGCAGGCGCTCGGAGGCTTCAAGCAGGCGATCGATCAGCCGCAGGGGGCGCCGACTAGCCGGTACGGGGCCGGGACGCAGATTCAGAACGAACTCGTTTTGCCGCAGCAGCAGACGCAGGCACGCTATGGGGCGCAAACCCAGCAGGCTGATATCGGCGCACAATCAGCGGTTGGCGCGTTGCCGCAGGGATCGCCGACTGTCGCCGGTAGCCGCGTCACGAATACGCTGCTTGGGGAGCAGGATGCATTTAAGGAATGGGCTTCACAGGAGGCTGGCAAGGTCGATGCAGCCACAAGTGGCTTGCCGATAGCGAATACAAATTTGTCAGATACCGCGAAGACATTCAGTCAGGAAACCAGGGATGCGATCTTCTCGGGGTTGCAGACTGACAAGAAAACGGTGGTGGGACCATCATCATTCGGCGGCACTCCATCCAGCAAGGTCGTGAAGTTGGGAACGCGGCCGGGAACGCGGATTACGACTTTCACGCCTGGGACTCCGGGAACGCCATCTGCTATCTTTGACCCCAATACCAAGTGGACTTTCCAGCAAGCATGGGATGCCGTTTCGACGCTCAAGAAATTGGCGCGGAAGGCGACAAAAGATCAGTCGACGACTGCTCCCGACGCAGCAACTTATAATCGTCTCGCTGCTGCTCTAGAAAGCGATATTAATCAATCGCTGGCGGGCACTCCTGGTGCCGCCGCCTACGACGCCTTTAAGGCACAATACAAATCGCAGATCGGGCTGTTGAACAGTACAGTTCATGATGCCGTAGTGTCGCGGCCGAGCGAAGTCTTCAAACAGGTGTTCGAAAGCGGTGACCGCGAGTTGGCGGACCAGACGGCCTATCTGCTCGACAAGAGCCCCGAGGCGAAGGCGGCATTCCGAACCGCGATTTTCAACGACTACCGCCAGAAAGTTCTTGTCCAGGGGCGCGTGGATGCGGCTCGCCATGCGGAATGGATGCAAAAGTACGGCGACATGGCGAAACCGTACTTCAGCCCGACGGATTTCAAACTGTTGAGCAATGCCAACACGGCAGAGTTAGGGTTTCAGAAGGCAGCCGCCGAACAGAATACTGTCGAGGCGAAGATCAAGGAGTCATTCGGCGGCAAACTGACGAGCATGGAGCCGCAGAAGGTATTTCAGCGGCTATGGGCTGAAGGCTCCGATGGCGAACTCGCGCAGTTCATGGTCATCGCTCCCGATACGTCGAAGGCTGCTCTTCGTGGCGCGGTGATCGAAGACATGGGACCGAAGATCACGGGATATGATCCTGCGACGAAGGAAAGAGCACTCTCGTTTCCCAAGGTGGACGCCTACATAGAGGCGAACGACACAAAACTGAAGATGTTGTTCGGACCTCAGTATGTGAAGGACATGAATCTGTTGCGCGATGCCGTCGAAATGTCACAGCGCAAGCCGATTACTGTCGGCAGTTCCGGGACGGCCGTCATCGCTGGTCAGGGCAGGGGGACGATGCTTGACAGCCTCTTGACGGTCTACCGCGGGATCACAGGACCGCTGGCGCATGGCCCCTATGCGGGGCGGCAGATCATGAAGCTGCGACAGCAGAAAGTGGAGCGGATGGTTTACGAAGCCATCAAGGATCCGGACTTGCTCCATCAGCTCGTCGAACTTCGAACGGTCGCTCCTGGGACGAAGAAAGCCGCCGCCATTTTGGGGCAACTCGGTGGGCTAGGACTCTACCAACAGTAATGAGTTTCGAGGTCGCACCGGCCCGTTGCCAATCGATGCCGAAGGCGAAGCCGAATCCTACCCCGATGGCGAATGTATAAATGATCCACATGTACCAAATCTGGCCCTCCACAGCCTTATACGCAAGCCGCCCAAATCGCGAACTCCGTCATATCTTCGGCCCTCGTTTCTGCTATAGTCCGGCCATTCGGTTTCGTTTGTGCATTTAGACTTGTAGCCTATTCCGCGTGCGGGGTTGTATGAACGAAGCCGCCCAACGAGCGCTGGATTCGCGTGCCCTTGAAATGGCCGCCGCCAGCCGCGAACTGCTCGACAAGCTGGACGCGCGCATGACCCGTCACGAAGAAGACTGCAAGGAAGAGCGTCGCCAGGCCACCGAGCAGCGGCACGACTTCCGCGCCGAGATGGCGTTAACTCTTTCAAGCATGCGCGATGATTTGCGTGCCGAGATCACCGACTTGAAAGCGGATTTCATCGGCGCCGTCAGGGCTTTTGGGCTCAAACTGGACGGCTTCCATGCCGAAAATCGCGGCTCCATCACGGAAATCGAGCGGACGTCACGAAAGACCGAGAGGGCATCCCTTCTGGGCCTCATCGCTGTTCTTTTGAGCGTTTGTGGCGCAGCATTAACCAAAGCGATCGGATGGTGGTGACCGTGACCCCTCGCGGCGTTAGGAATCGAAATCCAGGAAATATCCGCAAGTCGGCCGATGATTGGCTTGGGCTGTCGGACAATCAGGATGACCCGTCGTTCTTTGTGTTCACAGAGCCGGTCTATGGCCTCCGCGCCATCGCCAAAATCGTGCTGAAATACCAGCGCAAGTGTGGCCTGGATACGGTGCGGAAGATTATCGATCGCTGGGCGCCGCCGACCGAAAACGACACGGCGTCCTATGCCGAGGCGGTCGCCCATGACATCGGCATCAGCCCCGACGAGCACGTTGACTTCGTCGCCAATCGGAACAGGCTTGTATCGCTCGTCGCCGCAATCGTGCGGCACGAGAACGGCCAGAATCCATATCAAGGCACGATGATCAAGCGTGCTGTGGATATGGCCCTCGCTTAGGAGACTTCATGGATCAGATTCTCGGTATCGTTCGCACCGTTCTGCTCGCCGGCAGCGGCTTCGTGGTCGCCAATGGCGTAGCCACGCAGACGCAGTGGGAAACCATCGTGGCGGGCATCGTCGCCATCGGGGCGGCCATCTGGGGCTATCTGCATCGTTCCCAGATGATCGCGGCGCCTGCGAAGTAGATGGGCTGGCTCTCGGCCGCCGCCGCACTCCTGAAGCTAGTGAACATTATCGCCGGCTATCTGAAGGATAAGCAGCTCATCGATGCTGGCAAGGCTGAGGCGATCGTAGACGGGGTAACGCATGTTTCCGGCATGGTGGACGACGCGGCTAAGGGCGCCGCTGGCATGCAGTTTGATAGCGAGTGGTCTAGCCGCGTGCGAAGCAAATACCGCAAGCCGTAGCGACGTTTCGGATCGGCTGCTGTGCTCCTCCGCGTTGGCGCAGCCGATCACGATCTATGGCACGAACGATGCGCGCACTGAAGCTGGCGTGGACGCTCACAACGGCGCCTATGAGTGCGTCTGCAACAAGGATTGCCCGAAGGAACCGACCCCATGATTGGGTTGCTCATCAACCTGCTAATCCTCTGCCTCATCGGCGGCCTGATCTACTACCTGTTCACGCTGCTGCCGATCCCCGATCCGTTCAAGACGATCGCGCTGGTGATCATTATCGTGATCTTCATCCTGGTCCTCTTAAACATGTTCCTGGGCATGGGGCCGCTGGACTTCCATTGGAGATCGCCAGCATGAAGATCGACGTTGACGTTCATTTTCCTACCGATCCCGCCACCGAGCGCAAGCTGGATCGGATTCTATTGGCGCTTCAAACTCTTGCTGGAAAGGTTACAACCATGGCTGGTGAACTCGCAGACTTGCAGGCAGCTGTTGCCGCATCCGATGCCGGGATCGATTCGGCGATCACGCTGTTGAACGGCCTGGCGGCCAAGATAGACGCCATCATTGCTGCCGGCACAGATCCTGCGGCCCTGACGGCGCTCTCGACCGACCTGAAGGCCAAGACGCAGGCGCTGGCCGATGCCGTCGTGGCGGACGCGCGCCCCTGATCGTACTGGACAAGCGGGGCTGGTTCTGGCGCGGAACCGCCCCGCGAGAGGCGCGAATGAAGCAGCTCACGCTCTTCCTCCCCGGCGATCGGCTCGGGAAGCTCCAGCTCATCGCCAACCTGGCCGACGGCAACCTGCACGACATGGTGGTGGCTCTCATCGACGCATTTATCGTCGAGCGGGAAGCCGCCATCTCAGGAGCCACGCCACCGGAGGTGGTGGCGATGTACCTGGAGAAGGGCGGGCTCGGATGAGAGGATGGTTCGGATTTCCTCGCCGATCCTGGTACCACGAACATCTCGGCGATGCCGTGAACTGGTATCGCAACGACGTGTTCGATTGGTGGGCGATTACCGTTTTCTTCACCTTCATCCTGGGGGCTGCCGCCTGGGTTGCGGCGGCGATCCATGCTATGGGGCCGGTATGATCGGTGGCGCTGGTAATGGCATCCAATGAGTTGGCGGCCAATATTCGGCGTTCGTGCACCACCAGTCTCTGCCGCGCCATTCGTTGATCCTGATGGGTGCCTTCTCGGATTCCGGAGCACGAGGCGAAAACGTGAGGATGCGCGTGCCGTCTTTCGGCGCTGTTTCAATCGGCTGCCAACCTATCTTAACCATAGGTATCCTCCATGAGATGGTG